CGTGCATTAGCATAATCATCATTCTTTTCATAATGACGAATAGTCTCGATAATGATAACTGCAACTGCCTTGATAAACTGTGCTAATAACTTCTGATCAAAATTTTTATAATCGACATCCATGAAATATTTATACTGCTTAAATTTGGAAATGAAATCTGTCACATCCAATGATTTCATATCAATTCCCAATCCGTGAAATAGCTTTTCTTGATTAGATTTGAAAGCTGCTTTCCATCTACCAAAGAGAAATCTCCCCATCAAGAATGATTCCATGGGAGGTGCTATAAAAGCTCTTGTTGTTCCATAATGCACTTTCTCTAATTTACGAAGTTCATCCTTTAAACATGCTTTCCATATACTAAAAGTACGTTTGAGGCTCTTTGCTTGTTCAATCTTGTTGTTAAATACTCGTTTAAAGTATGTCGTCGATTTATCATCTTTCAGATAAAAACCTTCTACAAATTTATCTTCTCCAGAGGTTCGATACATATTCAAGATTCGTTTTCTCTCTAAGAAATCATTTTTGGTTGTTGCCCCAAGATTGGTCCATGGTATTCCTGCTGAACTCTTTTCATTCAACTTATCAAAGTCATCATTGAAATATTGTCCATTCAAAGCTTCCCACATCGCAGTTTTGCTATTCGACGATGTTCCTATAGCATGACCTTGCATAACTTCAATCATATACTCTTTCAGTTGTTCAATCATAGTGGACATAATATCAGCAGGTATTTCATAAGTCTTCCCTGCATAACCTGATAATTGAGTAACTAAAATGGATGGGTTACCACGACTGTCGTTGAGCAATTTTGAAGTATCAGGTACGTGTGCTTCAATTAAAGCTGATGGTTTCTTTGTCTCTTCAAAACAACCATAAAATGGAGTTTTATAGTGATCAGTCTTTCCTTTCACGTCACATGGTGGTTGGTTTTTCTCCAAATCTCCATAATATTTTATTGAGTCATCATTATCAACTGGTAAATGAACACCAATATCTGAATCAGATATCAATGTATGAAAATTATCATATTTATTGGGTTTTGCC